ACGGGCATCATCGCCAACTCGCGGTGCTCTGTTCGGTCCCCTGGCAGGGGCGAAAGGCCTGATGTGCCAGCATTAGACTGATATCAAAAATGTTTCTATATGGTATGAAAATTTTGGAGATGTAGGAAAATTGGTAACCCCAGAAGACTGTAAATCTTCCGCCTCGCGGCATTGTTGGTTCAAGTCCAACCGTCTCCACCAAGTTTTGTAAGCGTCAGCAAGTGAAGTCACGCTGTCTAGGTTTCTTCGAAGGACCAAAACAGTAAAAGGCAAATGGGTTCAACTCCCACCCTGCGGGGAACTGCAAGGGTCTGTAAAGGAGACTACGCTGGATGGATCCCAAGTGATATCCATCGTGAGCGCAGCGAGCGAGGTCAGGCTAGGCGGCCGGTAAGTCCTGAATAAATCTACGATAAAAGCGGCGTAGGCTTACAAATTCAATCAATGGCTCGCTGGTGTAATGGCAGCATAGCGGTCTCCAAAACCGTTGGTCGGGGTTCAAGTCCCTGGTGGGTCGCCAATTATAAGTTATTGAATTCAGTACCTGATAGAATGAAAGGCTTTTCTTCTACAATGTAATTAGGTATGAATTCTTTGTTTTCTATATGAACTTTTACTATTGATTCTGTTTTAGGCGTTACTTGTAACACTGGATCTAGTACAAAGTCATTAGGAAGCACCCAAGATAGTTGTTTAGGATCATATGGATCTTTACTGAATAATTTGTAAAAGATTTCTACTGTTTGTCTATGTTCAAATGGAATCATATAGTATTTATTAATGCCCCTGTAGTTTAATGGTAAAACGGCGGATTTATATCCCGTAAGCAACAGATAATTGGTTCACATGAGTTCGATTCTCATCGGGGGTACCAAATAGTTTGACACTATGTAGCAAGTGCTATATACTATGTACATACGCTGATAGCTCAGTTGGTCAGAGCAGTGGACTCATAATCCATTGGTCGTAGGTTCAAGTCCTACTCGGCGTACCAAATTTTAAAATTATGGATTTATATTAGCGGGAAGTGACTATATGAATAGAATTGCAATATTTCATTTTGAATTGGAAAGTGGTGAACATTTAAAATTACAGTATCATCTACCTTATACTAGTTTATTAGACAGATGGATATCAATTGTAGACCGCCGTAAGGCTACAAATGATTCGTTAGAGTTAAAGATTAGTAACAAAACTTTAACGGATCTAGAATTATTGATGTCAATTATTAATGAAATAATTGATAAGATTAATAGTTATTATGACAAGCAATTACCGATTTACACTAGCACTGCTGAAATAAACGCAAACACTTTGAATCATTTGCATGAAGAATTTGAATTATATGGCGAACGTCAGGGAAAAGACTCTAATCTATTTCCCGGAGAAGAATTTCATCATACATGGCTAAAATTGAATGAGTACATACATATTTTAGAAACAGCTATTGACACTGGTCCCTTCCCTCAGTTTAGTTGTTTGGTTCAATATGAACCCTTTGAAAGGGGAGAGCCAGTAACACCCACTGACAAGTTATTTTTAGATACAGATTTTACTTGGGGTCAGTTATACTTAGGATATAATACTTTAGGTAAAGATTGGCAACATGTCATGGAAGATGATGACACAAGAGTAATTACTAATAATATGATTAAGGTTCAAGAAACATTCTGTTCTGAAGCCTGGTTGAATTTCGGCGACTCATCTGGTAATGCTCATAAAAGTACAGAAAGACAGTTTTGGAAATGGTACATTAAGCAATCATCCGAATTACAATCTAAGATACCAATAGATAATTTATTAGAATTAGCTTTAGGTAGATATTATTTAGGTGTAATAGCCCTTGATGAGACATTTTTAAATTTTCATCCTAATAAGGAAGATTGGTTAGTCCCCCACAGCGAACTTAGAAAATCTTGGAATCTGGAAGTATTTTCTAAGATTAAACGTGCTATTGATATAGAAATAATATGAAAGAAATTTTAAACGAATTCATTAAAGAAAGTTTAACAAACCAATGGCAACCTACAATACCTGCGCCGACTAGTTTAGACAGGTCAGATTGGCCGTGGTTTCCTATAACATTCTCAGTAGATTTTAAAAAAATGCATAAAGAATGTATTGATAATGACCACATGTTTGTGGGACATAGACAAAAGGATCGTCAGTATAGTTACAATCATGAGGGTTGGGCGGCAATTACATTGCATGGAATTAGTCCAACAGCTACAGAAAATTATGAACAATATGGTTATAAAACTGTAGAAGAAGCTAATTATCATTGGACAGACGCATGTGAGTACTTCCCTACATGCACCGAATTTATTAAGTCTTTGGGTTATCAAACCTATGAGCGTGTACGCATTATGAAATTACATGCGAGTGGGTATATAATGCCACATAATGATGGCGTTGGAAGAATGTTTGGACCATTGAACATCGCTATTAATAATCCTGACAATTGTGAGTTTTATTTTCGTAAATGGGGTCGTGTACCTTTTAAACAAGGTCATGGCTTTATGCTAGATATAGGAAATGAACACATGGTCTGGAATCAATCAGATGAACATCGATACCATTTCATTGTACATGGATCAGGTGAAGAAAGATTAAAGCGTCAGGCAATTGAAAGGTTTAACCATGCATAGAATTATGTATGGGGTTTATAACCAACGTAAACAAATTAATAATACTAAGATGTATCTTAGGGCTAAAGGGGCAACTCTTTTTTATCTTGAAAGACTTAGTAATGTTCAACCATCTCCCTTGAGAATTATTTGCAAGGATGAGATACGTGAAATATTAGAACAAGCATCGATTGAACAATTTGATTATTGTGTAGTTGTTGCCGCAGGTTGTCAAATACGTAATTTTAATTTTGTCAATGACCTTGATCAGTTTATTTCTGAAAATACATTTGGTGTTGCAGGTCATCCTCTATGTCATCCAAATCACTGGTTAGAGCTACACTATCAATTCTTTATTGTAAATATTAAAGCCTGGGTAGAAGTTGGTAGACCTGAATTTGGAGATTGGGAAAGAGGTCCTAAATTGTTACCGGTGATTGAACGTAGTGAAGAAAATTTTCATCACGATTATACTCCATTATGGGTAAGACCTACTAGAATATTTTCAGAACAGATGCAGTTAAGTCCAGGGTGGAAATTAACCTTAGCATTGATGCAAAACAACTGGCCTGTGATTGCATTATCAGAAACAATAAGACTGAGTAAATTTTATACTTATCCGGATGATAACACAGACAAATTCTTACAAAGTATTGAAACATTGACTCCATTCTTAGAACAAAATTGGAATCAAAATAAATGGATTGAAGATAGCATTGCAGTTAAAGATCAAATATGGTTATTCAATTCAGAAGAAATGAACATTCGTAGTAAGGGAATATTTGATTTAGTTATTAATACTGCGAGTGGTTTTAAGTTGTTTGATATGTTCAAACACCCACAAAGATTAACTACTGATGCAATGATAGTGGTGTATGATTTTAATCCTATTGCATTACGTTGGTATCAACACATGTATACTTGGACTAACAATGATATATTGTCTTGTATTAGAGCCTTCCCTGAACGTAATCATTTTACATGGATAGGACGACATAGTTCAGAATATATAGAGGATCAGGGTTTTCAAAATGGAATGAATGAAATATTTCGACATTTTGGAAGTGAAGAAAACTTTATACATTATTGGCAAGATTTTAAACAACGACATGTAAAATTCTTACAAGTTGATCTTTACAAAGACGCTATTCCTCTATTGGATATCATTCAAGAATATGATAAGGTTTGGATGAATTTAAGTAATATATTCAGCACCGATGCAGGACAAATGATATTTGGACATGATTTTTGTCACGCACAACAACAGAAAATATTAGCGCAACTTTACATTATTAATCCAGAGATTCAATTAACACTTGATGATGTTTGGAATAGAGAACGATGTGGAGCTGTAAAGGATATACTATGACACGCAAGTTAATCGCTATTACACAAACTCCTAAAGTCATGCAATTAACTTGGATAATCAATAACATATGTACCAATGCATGTAGTTACTGTCCTGAAGGATTGCATAATGGAAAAAATCACCACTATGATTGGGAAAATGCTAAAAGATTTGTTTATGAATTGATAGGTAGACATGAAAAAATACATCTCAGTATTGCCGGCGGTGAGCCTACATTGAGTCCACATCTACCTGAATTGATTAAGATATTTTATAATGCCGGCCATACTATTTCTATAACTACAAATGGGGTAAGAACACCTAGATATTATGAGGACATAGCTCAATATGTCAATGGTATGTGTTTTAGCTTTCATCCTAGTTTTGAGGATCCTGCTTTCAAAGAGAAAGTATTTGCAACCATCAAACATACACACACTAGTGTACGTGTTATGATGGATAATAGATATTGGGAAAAGTGTGTAGAAACATATCATGCTTTTGATTCAAAAACAACTGGAGTAGGTGTAGAGGCAGTACAACTGCAAGACTGGGGTGTTGGTAATTCATTAGGTAGAAATTATACACCTGAGCAAAATCAATGGATATTAGATCATCCCCAAAAAAATTCAGGATTTATGTATTGGTTACTGAATCCAAGACTGATTCAAAAAAAGGGAGTAGCAATGTCAGCTCGGTATTACTGGGATGACAATACTAATGAATATAATGTTCCGGAGATTGATATAATTAACACAGGTCTTAATAACTTTTATGGGTGGCAGTGTGATATAGGATTAGAAAGTTTGTTTGTACATTGGGATGGTGACATACAACGTGCCAATTGTAAACAAGGAACACCTACTAGAATAATAGGTAATATAAATTATCCAGAACAAATAGAATGGCCTACTGAACCCGAAATATGCGTACAGAAGGATTGTCATTGCTCTACTGATATAATTATAAGTAAAAGGAAATTATAATGAATGTATGAAGTAAATAGCTGATTCAGTATCAGTAAAGTATTTCATTCTAGTTTTGTGAGAGTAAATATTATGCACGATGATGTAACAGATGGAATCGTTACTCATTGAAAGATGGATTAATAATCCTGAATCAGTGATAGCGTCATACGTGTGCATAGTAGTATTTATGCGGGGTTCGTATAGTGGTAATACCTTAGATTTCCAATCTAAAGCGAGGAGTTCGATTCTCCTACCCCGCTCCAAAATTTTGCGAGTGTGGCGAAATAGGTAGACGCCTCAGACTTAAAATCTGATATCATAATGGTGTGCCGGTTCGACTCCGGCCACTCGCACCAAGAATGTTTGCCCCGGTGGTGTAATGGTAGCCACGCTGGTCTTAGAAGCCAGTGCCGAAAGGCGTGTCGGTTCGAGTCCGACCTGGGGCACCAAATTAAGGAATAGCATGGATTCTCATAGAACATTACGAATGTATGGTAGTAAAACTCCCGATACTAATTACACAGTTACGGTAAATGGTCAGATTGTTGACAATGGTCAAGATGAATTGTTTTCTTTTATTACTAATACAAAGTTGCATGGTAGTTACAATATCGTAATTAGTGTTCAAAGTGGTAGTGTTACTCTAACTAATTGTACTGCTACGTATCCTGCACTAATTAATAGTACAGAAGGAACAGCAACTTTTGTTCAACCAATTGAATCACCAGTCGCTGTTATTGAAAATGAAACAGTTAAAATTGTCCCGTTTGATATTAGTATTAATGAAGGTACAACTTTCATTTATGAACATTTAATGTTTAATGGACCAACTAGATTTAACATTACCACCAAAGATATAGATTTGTTCATAGGAATGAATTTATATATAGGAGATTTCTTAACACGAACATTTAATAAAAGTATTTTAGACTTTCACGTAGAATACGATTATACACATAAACCTAATATTTTTAATCCTGATAATTTAGAAATTTTAAAAGAAATAGTATTGATAAAATTGAGGGAATGAGTGACTTTGAATCTGAAAAACTTTTGGAAAGAATCAAAAAAGAATTATTTATTGAAGAATACACACGCACGAACACTGGTATGAAAATGATACTGATTTATTGTTGTTTGATAACAGTATCACCTTACATAAGCGATTAGGTGGAATTACTGATAGATTGTGCTATAGATTACAGTTTGACTATAACCATGTAACGTCTACGCCGTATATACGATATGATTTGGGGGATTGATGTAATGGGAGCCTGGGACCTTTGCAAGGTCTTCGTGGGAGTTCGATTCTCCCATCCTCCACCAAGAATCATAAATATAGTATGTCAAGGAANATACTATGAAGTTAAAAATTTACATCAACAACAAACTATACAAAACNGTAAGAGTACTAGGTGATAGGTATGATCCTGCATTCATCTGGCCTGAATTACAAGCAGACAGAGACTCTGGTTTGTTAAATGGATTTGATTTAAGTCAAGGAATCAAATTACGTTTTGAAAAAGTTGAAAGTACTGACAACGAATAATCGCTTGATTAGCACAGGGGTAGTGCGCTTGCTCGACATGCAAGAGGTCAAAAGTTCAAATCTTTTATCAAGCACCACATAAACACAACTAAATATATCGCGGGGTGGAGAAGTAGTATCTCGTTAGTCTCATAAGCTAAAGATCGGCGGTGCGATTCCGTCCCCTGCAACCAACAACTAATCATTTAAATGCTAGAATATATTATAACCTTTTTTGCTGTATTTTTTACNGATATCTTTTATACTTACTACTTGAAAGCTGTACAAGATGACCAAGTAACAAAAGCCAGTGTGTGGGCGACAGTTGTATTCATAACCGCGTGTGTAGCAGTTATCAATTATACTACTAACTATTGGTTATTAGTTCCAGCAGGCATAGGTGCATTTTTTGGCACGTATGTTGGAATGATTTTAAGAAAGAAAGAATAACGGAGTGTGGCGCAGTCTGGTAGCGCACCTGGTTTGGGACCAGGGGGTCCAAGGTTCGAATCCTTGTACTCCGACCAAAATTTATAGAAAGAAACTAATGCAAGTAAGAGCAAAACATATTTTAGTAGAATCACTAAGTGATGCAATGGATTTATACATCAAAGTTAAAAACAATGGTGAAGATTTCAGTACACTAGCACAAGCACACAGCAAGTGTCCAAGTGGTCGCAATGGGGGCGACTTGGGAGAATTTGGCCGTGGTCAAATGGTTAAACCGTTTGAAGATGCTACGTACGGATTAGAAGTGGGCGGCTTAAGTCAACCTGTTCAAACTCAGTTTGGTTATCACTTGATTCAAAGGATTGCATAATGGCACAAGGTCGTAATACAAAAGGTCATGTGATTACTAAAAAAACATGTCAAGGTGGTAAAGCTAAAACAAGTAGTATGAACAAATGCCGTCGTAAGACATTCAAAGCATACAGAGGACAAGGAAAATAATTATGACTAAAGGTAGTACACCACGATCAATAAGCATATCTCAACAAGAATATGATACTCGTTGGGATGCTATTTTTCAGCGTGATTTAAAAGAAGAAAATATTAATGAGAAGGATCCAGTCATGGAGGACTATCAGAAAAAAGTTCAACAACAATTTTTTGAAGATGCTTCGTGTACTGGCGGAACATTAAAGAAATGATATATGCATCCTTAGCTCAGTTGGTAGAGCGTTGCCTTTACACGGCAAATGTCGGCGGTTCGAGCCCGTCAGGATGTACCAAAAAAATGCAGGATTAATTCAGTGGTAGAATGTTTCGTTGCCAACGAAAATGTCATCGGTTCGAACCCGATATCCTGCTCCAAATAACCCAAGGACGATAATGCCAAGACAAACAAGTGAAGCCGCAGTGAATGCTATAGGCAATAGATACGATTTAATTCTTATAGCAAGTCAACGTGTTAGAGAATTAACGGCAGGTCATCGCCCGAAAGTAAAAACAAAAAATGGTCATGCAGTAACCGCATTACGTGAGATTGAAGAAGGTTTAATCAATCGTGAATATCTAAAACGAATCAAAAAGGTTGAGCGTTAATCATTAAAAGGAAGCGTGGTCGAGTGGCCTATGGCGCTAGTCTTGAAAACTAGAGAATCGAAAGGTTCCGTGAGTTCGAATCTCACCGCTTCCGCCAAGACAGTTTGCCCAAAAGTCATTGACGGTAAAGACAAACTCATATATAATATACGTATTGAATGATTAATTTTTAGGATCGGCACAGCAACAAACTCCTTAACTATGGACTGTTAGACACTACGGTAGTAACTGGAGCAGAGTGCTTAAAAACACCGAGCGTTGAAGGGTATTATTGAAGCAAGACTAACGAACCAGGTGTGATGGCCCTGGCTAAACAAGCAGTCAACAACGATCCTGCTATCATTTTTTAAAAGGAAAAAAAATATGCCATTTGATAAAATATCAAACACACTAAAAAATCTTGAGTCAGCATTAGCCGGTGAGTCAATGGCTCATATCAAGTATCGCTACTTTGCAAAAATTGCACGTGAAGAAGGCTTTGAAGAAGTAGCACGACATTTTGAACACACCGCTGTTCAAGAAGTTTTACATGCGTGGGGTCACTTAGAATTGTTGATTGGTAAGCCAACAACTAAAGAATGCTTGATGAAAGCAATTGAAGGTGAAACATATGAGTTCACTACAATGTATCCGGGATTCGAAGAAGATGCTAAGGCAGAAAATAACCAAATTGCATTAAACGAGTTTAGAACCCAGATTGTTGAAAGTTCTGCACATGCTGAACAGTTTAAGACTTTATTGGCTAAAGCAGAGAAACGATTTGCGGCATTGGCTAAAGTTGAAAAACGACATGCTGAAGGCTATCAACAAGTTTTGGAGAGTTTAGAATGAGTGAAGAACATGTATGTATCGTATGCGGTCACGTACACGATGAAGAACTAGAAGGTGCATGGAATGAACTTCCAGACACTTATGTCTGCCCCGAATGCGGTGTAGGCAAAGAAGATTTTGAAGTAATTTAAAATTTTACTGGGATGATTTCAGCAATTTAAACAACTACAGCTAATACTATTGAAGTTAGTCGTAAGACATGAAGGAATAGGTGACAGATTGGAAAGACATTCTATGTTTCTAGTAGCAGACACAAGTACTAGATAGTCAACATGAATTGTTGATATGGACCGAGTGACATAATTGGTTGGTCCAGAAAATAAACTAACTGTCACGAACATCCCGTTTATCCAAAACACATTTACATTATATCCAAACAGTGATATAATTCTTTTTTAGGATACTTTCAGCAACTTTAATTTCAAGCATAATGAAAAAAAGCGTATCCTGTTGCATAACACACACGGAAGGAGTACAATATGTCAACATTTGTAGAAGCAGTAGCAAACCAAGAAGTTCGTACCACAAACGGTATGAAGGCACGTAAGTCAACTGCAAATGCTTGCGTTGACTTGTTCTATAACATCGGTGCAAGCCGTGGTAAGAACATTATACCCGCATTCACTGCGGCTTATGTAGAAAATTCTGACCTAGCATTACGTATTGTTCAATGGGCACGTGATGCACGTGGTGGATCCGGCGAACGTGAATTATTTCGTCAAGTACTAATTCACTTGGAACTAACTAACCCAGAAGATGCTAGCCGTCTATTGGTTAAGGTTCCTGAATTGGGTCGTTACGATGACTTGCTTGTGTTTAAGACTAAGACTCTTAAGGAACAAGCATACACTATGTTAGGCAATGCATTGCGTAATCGTAATGGATTGGCTGCAAAGTGGACACCGCGTAAGGGCGATGTTGCACGTGAAATCCGTGAATTCTTTGGTATGACTCCGAAGATATATCGTAAGAGCCTTGTTGCACTAACCAATGTTGTTGAAACACAAATGTGTGCCAACGATTGGGATAACATCAACTACAACCATGTACCATCAGTGGCACATGCACGTTACAAGAAGGCTTTTGGTCGTCATGGTACAACTTATGCTGAATACGTAACTAAGTTGGTTAAGGGCGAAGATGGTGCTAAGATTAACGCTGGTGCTGTATATCCTTACGATGTATTGAAGGGTGCTATCAACAAGTACGGTCGTAGTGCAATGACTAAGACTGAATTGGACGCAATGCAAGCCCAATGGGATGCACTTCCAAACTTCATCGGTGATGCCAACGTGTTGCCAATGGTTGATAGTTCAGGTTCTATGACTTGTCTTGTTGGTGGTCGTGATAGCAAGAGTACTTTGTCTTGTTTGGACGTTGCAATCTCATTGGGATTGTATTTTGCAGACAAGAACACTGGTAAGTTTAAGGATACATTCTTGACTTTTAGTCGTACTCCAAAGCTGGTTACTCTAAAGGGTAACATCAATCAAAAGATTGACCAAATGAACACTGGTGAAGTTGCTAACACCGACTTGAACAAGGCATTTGATTTAGTGCTTAAGACTGCGGTAGATAACAGTGTCCCTCAAGCAGAAATGCCAGGTACAATCGTTATCTTCAGTGACATGCAATTTGATGCAGGTGTTCATCACGATGACTCTGCAATCGAAATGATAGCACGTAAGTACGAGGCAGCAGGTTACGAACTACCTAAGGTAGTATTCTGGAACTTGAATGCCGCATACGGTAACGCACCAGTTAAGTTTAACAAGGCAGGTGTTGCGCTAGTCTCCGGATTTAGCCCAGCAGTTGCACAAGGTATTCTTTCTGGTAACATGGATGACTTCTCACCGGAAGCAATCATGTTGAAGACCGTTATGAAGGATCGCTACGACCTAGCTTAAGCTAAATAGTAGTAGCAGATGCCGAAAGGCATCTGTTTATATAAGTATACTATATCAGTACCCTGCCCGATAAGACAGGCTCTACTAAGCGAAAGAGATATTGTGTGCTTATATAAACACCCTAGATAAACCCTCGCATATACGGATGAGTTTTTACTAACAACTCCATGTTCTTTATATATTAATACTTTTTAGCGCACCTAGGGTGTTACTTTCTGCGCTTGACAATAATCCCCAAATCATATATAATACTCTAATGAAGGAGAAAAACATGCCGTGGATTCAAAATGTAGCACTGAGTGATATCGTAAAAGGTAAACACTATGATCCAGGTATCAACAATGTGTTGATTCAGATTGTTGATTGTGGTATGGAATTCCCTGAACCCAAATACAAATTCAATAATGTTCATCAATTTGAATTCTTAGATTTAGAAAAAGAGGATGAATGTATTGAACCTGAAATGAAAATAACCGATGAACAAGCCAAGAGTTTGGTTATCATACTAAAGCAAGCATTGCTTAATCGTAGTAATGTAATTGTGCATTGTATCGCAGGTGTATGTCGTTCAGGTGCAGTAACAGAGGTTGGGATAATGATGGGCTTTGATGATACAGAAGATTATCGTAGTCCAAACTTGTTAGTGAAACATAAAATGATGANTGTGTTAGGATTGACGTATGATGAGAATGAACCTCATACTATCAATGGCGTGACATTAGACAGTGGATTGATTATACCTAAAAAATATAAAGGTGATGTATAATGGAAGTTATGTTGAGAGACAAGGTTGAAGTAGCAGACGAACTTTACACAGGTAAAGTAGTTGTTGCTGGAGCTGTTGCAGTGGTGTATAGCCCTGGATTTGGTGCTGGATGGTACAGTTGGAATCGTCAATATCCTGAACTAGTTTTTGATCCAGCAATAGTTCACATGGTAACAGCAGGAAAATTTGAAGAACTTGAAACTTTTATGGTATTGAAATACCCTGATGTATATCTAGGTGGTTTAAAAGATTTAGAAGTTGAATGGGTTAAAGAAGGTAGAATGTTTAGAATAGCAGAATATGATGGTAATGAATCAATAGAATATAAAGACCAAGATGAATCATGGATGTTAGCATAAAGGAAATGAATGTATAAAATAGAAGAAAAAGAATTTTCAACACTTGATTTGGCAATGGCACATGCTAAGGCATTGAATGTGTTCGTAACCATCAAGGGAGACGAATTTGAAGTTTGCGGTGTGTTTGGTGTAGATAGTGTCAGTGATGGTAAGTGCCCAGACGGTGTTGCTTACGATTGGAACAAGGCTAGCCGTATTGGTCGAGTAAAGAAAGAACGAGTTTAAGGAGTTATTATGCCATCAGTATTTTTAGTTAGTGACACTCACTTTGGTCATGCTGGAGTGTGTAGATTCACTGAAAGTGACGGAGTGACGAAGATTCGCCCGTGGACTGATCCAGATGAAATGGACGAGGCTATAGTCAAGGCATGGAACGAAACTGTTAAGCCTAGTGATAAAGTTTATCACTTGGGTGATGTAGTTATTAACCGCAAAGCATTAAAGACATTACATCGGTTGAACGGTGACAAGGTATTGATTCGTGGTAACCATGACATTTTCCGTGACGAGGAATATCGTGAACACTTCCGTGAATTGCGAGCCTATCACGTTATGAACGGTATGATATTGAGTCATATACCTGTACATGAAGAAAGTTTGGGACGTTTTGGTGTCAACATTCATGGTCATTTGCACAGTAATCGTGTTAAAAAGCCCCGTGGATATGATGTTAAAACTGGTACTATGTTGTACAGTGATGAAATCGATACTAGATATCATTGCGTATGTGTAGAACAAACAGACTTTAGACCTATATTGTTTGAAGATGTTATAAAACGCATCAAAGACGAAGGTGGGATAGTAGGATTCAAATCAGGAAATGGTCCTACAATGTAAATAGACCCTTCGGGGTCTATTTTTTTGGCTATACAGGTTGTCCATGTTGCTGTGAATTGTGACGGTTTCGTGATATACTAAATATTCTATGCGAAACATTTTAATCATATTATTATTTCTGCCACTATTCTCATTTGCTGAGCCAAACACTGTAGTGTACAACGTAACACATGATAGAGTTATCTCAGGCTCTCTCAGTGAAAAAGAAGTTAGTATTGCTAGTATAAGCAAACTAATGACTATATACACGGTCATGAAATCAAATCAAGACCTTAACGAAAAACTAACTGTCATAAGTAATAAAATCAATCACACTAAACTAAGGAAGGGCATGATTCTGACAAGACAAGAACTAGTTAACATGTCATTAGTAAGCAGTGATAATTTAGCCGCAGTTACTTTATCGCAAAATTATCCCGGTGGACAACCACATTTTATTCGTCAAATGAATACTCATTCAAAAGAACTTGGAATGATGCATACCGGATTTGTCGAACCCACTGGATTGAGTGCTATGAATTACAGTACTGTTAATGATATTGTAATGCTAGTTAAAGCAGTTAGTAATTTTCCTATTGTACAACAAGCCGCACAAACACAAAGAGTGGTTACTAAATCAGCGGTACCTAATAAATCTAAAAAGAGTAAAAAATCTAAAAAGCGAATCAAACAACCAAGGAACAAATCAATTATTAGTAATCCAACTAGTCATTATTTTGGAAAAGAAGGAATAGTTACGATAAAGACAGGGTTTACAAATGCGGCAGGATTCTGTATCACAATGCTTGTAAGTACAAATAACCAATTATATAATATAACAGTGCTAGGTGCTAGAACTAAACAAGAACGTGAGAAGATAGTTAAAAAGGCAATGGACAAAATTCATAATGCATAATGGAAGTTAAGTTTTACTATAAAAATAATAACTATGAAAAAGATAACGAGGCTTTATTGACCTCGTTAGCCATTGCAGTATCTCAAATCATAGAGTTGCCGGACACTGTAGAGGTATGCTTGTGCCCCTTAGAGGAGAATGTCTATGGTGGTATTGATATCAACCGAGTCAATCGTATTGGATTGAACATCAACCTATCACTAGAATCACAACTAAAAATTCTTGTACATGAACTGATACATGTTAGTCAAAAGTATTTAGGTATGCTTAAGATTAAACCTAATGGCATGTGTTATTGGCATGGCATACCCTATACAAATAAACCACCTGAAGAAATGACACATGAAGAATACACCAACCTACCATGGGAGTTGGATGTACAACATCGTCAGTCAAAAGTATTACAACAGGCTTTGGATATCCTTACAACAACAAGTTGACAATAAATCAAATTGGGTATACAATAGCATCTTAAACATTTGAAAGGGCCTATTATGTCTTACAACATTGATGAGTTTGTGAACACTAACAAAGCATTTGTGACTTTTGAGGACCAGTCTGATGAAGAACTGTGTCAATCTAATTTTGAGAAACTTGTTAACTTTGATAAAGTTAATACTCAAGCATTCCCTGTGCTTGTTTATGAAATGAATACTAAAGCAGTAGCTTGGTATGACATTGAAATGTTTGCTGGGTTTGTAAAGTAAACTGAAAGTAGTATACTCAATAGTTGACAATAAATCACATTGGGTATATAATACTTACATGAACTCGAAAATCAACCGCAAACGTAGAACAGACCGCAATCAAGTCATCTACTACATTCAAGACACTGTAACACTTGAGTATTACATTGGTCTGACTGCTGTTTCATTCAAGGGTAATGTATTTCGCACATTACGCCGTCGTATGCAAAAACACATGCAACGTGCTATGACTGAGAACAAAGATTGGGGTTTGTCACGTGCCTTGCGTGAACAAGGTGCCGAGCGATTTGTATTTGGTGTCGTGGAGATTGTGAGAGGCAAGCGTCCTGCTCATGCCCGCGAGACTGAATTGATTAACACACTGCAACCAGCATTGAACACATTTGGAGTAAAGTAATGAACGAACGAATTCGAGAACTTGCTGAACAGGCTGGATACACAACGGATATGTTTGGCATTGGACACTGGGACATGCCAGAATGTCAAAAGTTTGCCGAGTTGATTGTGATGGAATGTATCAAGATTCTAGCGGATAATGGTGAATTTAGAGGCTGTGTAATTATTGGAAAACATTTCAGAGTTTTCGGAGT